TATTGAAATAATCATCTGGTACCCAATTCGTTTTAGACTCCTTATACATTCACTTCCCTCCTTGCCTTAATTCTTCCACTAATCGATCCATTGAAGCTTAAATCATTGTCGTACAACTTACACATCAGATTCGGATTAAACTCATTCTCTAAATAAAATATATCTCCTGCATCAAGCGCCGGATCTCCTCTGTAATCAAGCTCGTATTCTTTATCGCTGTAGTAATAATCACTTACCCAGTTTAGGACATCTAAAGCAACATCCTCTGTACTGATCAACGGATTGCTTAGCGTTTTTGTAATACCTGATGTATTAATTACTTTGTTATATGTCACCTCTGATTTTAAAAACTGTCTGCCCATTACCGATACGGGTATGGTTACATTGTTCTCTGGTAGACCGGAAACCTCAAATTCAACATAAAAAGCTCCACTTGCTAATATTTTGTTTTCATACCCCATAGTATTAACTTCTATGCCATGTACAGGAGCCGTAAATTCCAGTTTGACTTTGCTATTTGCTGCATTCAGAGTTTGATTCCCTTTGTATAACTGCTTTGATGCTTCCGCGCTGTATGAATATTCCGTTTTAACAACATTTACGTCTCTTACCTTATCAAGCTTTATTCCTTTCGGCGTAGCTTTTAAATCTCCGTATTCAATCTTGTAATCGGTTATTTCACCGAATGAAATAGAATTTATTTTTACCCGGTTGAACGGTACTGATGTCTTTGTGAACGTAAAAACCACCTTATCAAACTTTAAAAATTCATGCTTTAAAATATATCTGTTCTTGCTGACGTCCTTTACATTGAATTCTTCTACAAGCGTATCTGATCTATAGGTTTTGACATTAAATTCAGATGGGTAATTTCCATCAAAGTCAAATGTCAACCCAAAACATATGAATGCTGCTTCTAATGCAAGCTCTATAGATGGGTTAATATCAAACAAACAATCAGCATTTGAAATAGATGAGCTTATGTAGCCGGTACTATTTGAATTCTTGCTCCTAGGTGCAAATGTCATTCCTGTAAGCTTCGTTGTATTCTTTTCAAATGTAGCATATTTTATCTTTTGTTCTAAATTAGTAATTCCTGCTACATTACTTAAGTAGTGCTGATTTTCTGATTGTGCTACCATATCCGGTATAAAGGATGATTTCAAAACAATCTTACCATCGCTGTTAATCGTTAGTATGCAGCGCCCTGCGTTTGCTATCAACTGTATGCATTCTTTATGTTTGACTTTCGGCAGAGGATTATGAGTTATAATTGTCTTCAGGTATTCATCAATTTCATAATCTAACGTAGTTAATCCCGCATCCTCAAATACCTGGACCGCCAAATCATATAAGGAAACTCCTTCTTCGCTGTAAACGCCCTTATAATAAATGTCTGAAAGGTTTTCCAAGGGATCGACCGCTGTAAAATTAGCGGCAGTATCATCTGCATCCCAGCTTTTTAATTTAGCAGTGGCCAGCTTAAACCATTCTACCTTACCACTATCAAGTTCATAACCATATTGGACAAAAATACTCTGTCCGGATTCGAAGAAATTGATCGTACTATCTTCATTTTCAATATTATATGTTTTCCCTGTATTATCTACCGTCAAGCTAAAGTCCTGCTGGGGGACATTTGCAGAGATAAGGGAGACAAATGATTTTAAGGATAATTTTTTAATATTCCTATTATCGAAGAATACGCCAATCCCAAATGTAACGTTCTCGATCCGAAATCTCATGTTTTGATTTTTCATTGCTGTGGCTGTGATCTTAAAATAAGTTGCATTTTCAAATATCTGATCCGTTGTATACACTTTGCTTCTATTTCCGGAAACTTCAATCGTATTATTGTCTGTCTCTATAATAAAATCCGTCGGATAAAAATCACCAAACGTCAAGGTCAAGCCTTTCACGTTAACATAGGGAACATCAGAAAACTTTATCAATATGAACTGACTGCCTTGTGAAATCAATCCGGAAGAAATATATCCGTTTGCCATATTAATCGGGGCTTCCCTGGGTGGAAAAAGCGTTTTACCATCCGCTTTAACAAAATCCTGTTCAAATGTAGCATAGTAGAATGATCTCTTTTTTGTCCCAAAGATATCATAATCTGATAAGTAAAATCCATCTTGGTTTTCTATGTAGCTTTCGGTTTGTGCCTGCTGATTGATCAGACCAATGTTAACCGTGAAATAGGAGTGATTTCTAAGCGGCCTTTTCATGCTCAAAGAATATTCATTGCTTGCACTATTCATCATTATCACCGCCCGCAATCTATAATATTACATTTGCAATTTTTATAAACAGTTGGTAAGTTTGTAACTGGATCGACATCTAGTGGCTCCGCAGTTCTGTTGCCCGGATACATCTGTAGAGTAATCATTTTGTTATTTACCATATCCGGAAAGGTAACATTAATTACAAACTTCTCAAATTCCTTTAACAGTGCAGACCATGTAACTGCATCAAGGCGGAACCACTGCAAGGCATCAATTTTATACTGATCCCGGCCTACTTTCTGTCCTATGAACGCTGCCTTAGCATTCTTACCCCCATCCACAAACGTTGCGACTTCAAAGGTAAGTCCTCTGTCCGGCGAAGGGAATTCCTTTCCGTTGATTTTTATCATTTTACCATTTGCCATTGTCCCGCCTCCTTTCCTATGTTATTAAGTCAAATCCCGAACGATTTTGTTCGTTCGTTAATATTGTAAGTAGTGTTCTTCCGTCTACCTCCGCACTTAAATTCAGTCCAAACAGCGCATTCAGTATTTGCTTAAGCAATTCGATGGCAACTGCCAAAAGCTCTGCAGTCTGAGAGTTTTGATCGCCTTGGGATGCTAATTTAGCAGCCTTTAATGCCATTTCCAACAGCTTATCTTCAGGAGCTACTACCTCGCCCTGATGTCTGTTATCACCGATCATTGCAAGCTGCGGTGTGTTTGCCTTTACAAATCCACCTTGAGCCAATTTCGGAATGTTAATTTCGCTTAGCGTTGGAATGCTAAAACCAAAGGTCTTACCACCCAGACCTGGAATCCAATCTGGAATGTCAAAGCTCAAGTTATTTAGTGCCCCAATTACTCTGTTTACACCCCTGACAACCCCATTTGCCATTCCTTCAATCCCGCCAAGGATTGAATTTATCGTACCTTTGATATTGGACCAGAGCTTTGTAAACAAATCAGTTACGCTATTTTTTATACTCGTAAAAATATTTACAAATACTTTCTTGATTTTATTAAGTGTTCCGTCTATACCATCATGCATGATTGTCATCACGCCAAGCACAATGCTTTTTATTAGTCCTATAACCAGTTCAACCCTTGCTTTTATAGCATCAAAGATCTTCGTAAACACTAATTTGATTCCGTCAAGTATTGTTGTTACAGTTGTCTTTATTTTATTCAAAACTGTTGTAATAATATTGCTGATAAAATTAATCGCTATCTGAACGCTGGTCTTTATACCGTCCCAAATGGAGGTAAATATCTTCTTTATACCGCTCCATGCTCTATCCCAATCGCCGGTAAAGATACCAATGACAAAATCTATTAGTCCAGAAAATACATTAATAATGGTTGTAACAGCATTCGCTATCAGACTAAAAATGTATTCAAATATTGTCCATAAGGTCTGAAATGCGTTTGATAATCCCGCAATTAGTACCTCAGCGATCCATCCGACAAAAGGAGAGATATATTCCCATACGATCGATATTGCTTCAATAATCCGGCCAGTCAGCCCTATAATGGCGTCAACCAACGGCTGCACTATGTCGGACATCAACCAGCTAAATCTGTCGGCTATATTATCAATTACAGGAGCCAAGTAGTTATTGTATGCATCTAGGATTGCACCAAATATAGTAGAAAATCCGCTTTTTAGATTTTCAAACGTTGGCTTAATGTACTTATCATATGCATCAAATATGGACTCAAAAGTATTTTTTACATAATCTTTGATCGATCCTGTGATCTTCTCGATCGGCTTCAGCGTGTTTTCTATAGCAGTTTTAATCTTGTCCTTATTATTTACAATCGGTGTGACCACCATGTCAGCAAAATCCGCGCCAAACCTTGCAGCAAGATCTGCAACACCCAGAAAGCCATCCGTAAACATTGATATAATATTTGAGGTAATGCCTACAGCTGTCGGTCCAGTAAGTATCGTGCTTACATCAGCAAGGAAGTCATTCAGTTTATCAACGGTACCCAGGAAGGACACACCTGAGTCAAATATACTGATAAGTCTCTCCTTGATAAAGCTTCCATTCTCATTCAGAGATGAATTTATGCCCTGGGTGATATTCGATGCTATATTTGTACCTACTGAAATAAAATCAGCGGTACCAGCACCTAAAGAATAAGCAAATGCTGAAACAAACCCTGAAGCGGCAGCTCCCACATCCTGATCCGAGAACAGTGTTTGCAGTGATGTCTTTATTCCGGATAAAGAACTCTGAACTGGTGTGAAATCAATTTTTGCAAACCTTTC